TCAGTCGTCGCTCCGAGCCAGGGCGATAGCCGTAGTCAGATCGGCGGCCACCTGTCGCGCCTCGGCCAGGGTGAGGTTCCAGCCTTCCCGCGAACCGCCCCGGCCGAGCCAGACGTGCGCCTCGATCTCCCCGACGTGCTGCTCCATGTGCACCCGCGCTGTCTGTGGCTGTTGCCCATGGATGTCGTCGCCCTGCTCCTCGAACGGCACGTCGATCAGGGTCAGCGGCACGTCGACGTACCAGTCGCCGAAGTGGACGCGGTCGTCAACGCTGCCTTCGCAGTCGTGATCGCTGGTGCACCACGACGGACATGGGGCAGTCAACCAGAACGGGCGTGGAGGCTTGCTGCGGCGGGCCTTCCGGCTCACCGCGGACCCGCTCGGGACTGGGATCCGCCCGTCCCCCAGGTCAGCGGCCTTGACCAGTACTTCGGCCAGGTGGTGTGCCTCGGCCAGCGCGACGTTCCAGCGCCGATGCCCAATCTCCGGCCCGACGACCACGTGCGGTTCAGATTCGCGCCAGCCCTGCGCGAGATGGAGTTGCAAGATCGGCGGTCCTAGGTATTTCGGGGTTCTCCCGCCTGGGTTTAAGACGTCGTCGGTCCAGTCGACCAGGCTCATGACCACCTCGCCATCCCACTCGCTGAAGTGAGTGCGGTCCGGCGGTGGATCGCTGTCCTTGTGTTCGCGCCAACACCACGGCGGGCACGGTTCGGTCTGCCAGTAGGGACGATCTTGAGTTGCCTCTATCGCCATCTGGCTGAGAACCTGATCGGTGTGGTCGTCCGAACGACTCCGTTCCATGATCGTCGTCATCGTCGAGGCGTCCCCAGCGGCAGCAGTCGGCAAACCTTCGAATGCGTCGAGGCAGGTCTCGGTGCAGGCGAACACCTGCGAACCGGTGTGCGACCGGCCAACCGGCCGGTGGGCGACCTTAGCGGTCAGGTAGTCGGCGCCGCAGACCACGCACGCCAAGCCATCGGCCTGCGCAGGGGTCAGGGTCAGGTCGGCGAACGGGCGGTCGGCGCTCACCGGTTGTCCCGCAGGCAGGTCGAGCGGGCCACGTCGGTCAGGGTCGGGTCGATCACGGCGGCCAGGGCAGCGTCCTCCGCCTTCATCTGCGCGAAGCGGGCCTCGACGTGTCTCTCGCACTCGCGGCTGCGGATCTCTAGCAGGGCGTTGGTGGTCGCGATGGAGACCAGCACGGCGCCGGCAGCGACCAGCACGGCGATCACGTCCAGGTCTAGGGCAGCAGCGGCGGCCACTGCGGCGATCCAGCCGGCCAGCACAGCGACGGCAGCGATGGCGCGGTGGGTCACGGCGCCCCGCTGGAGCAACCACTTTGGGGTGTTGGGAGTCTTTCTCATGGGTCAGACCTCTCGCGTCTGATCAAGGCCCCCGGACCGGTGCTCGCAACACCACCGGGGGCCGTCCTTTTGGTAGGGCCAAAAGTAGCACGTGGCGGCCATGAGCAGCTAGGACTTTTGGTACTGCCGTATGTTTCGCTATGCTCGTCGCGTGAGCCAGGCGAAGCGCAAGATCGGCCGTCCTGCCACCGGGCGCGATCCGAACCGGAGTATCCGCATGTCGGATGAGCGATGGGAAGCCCTCGACAAGAAGTCGAAGCAGGCCGGCTCCGACCGAGCGAAGGTCGTCAACGACCTCACGGCTTGGTACGTCGGCGAGGACGGTGCGGAGTTGCCTGAACGGCCGGAAGCTGGCTAGGTATGCTCAGGACGACAAGGCACGGCACAGCGAGACAAGGCGAGTCGTGGCTTGGCAGGTCGAGGCATGGAGGTGCCCCGGTACTTCGGTACCAGGACACCCGTCGTCACAGGCGCTGCGGGGCTGCTCACCACAGACCTATGCAGCCGGGGTCGCTCAGGACCTACGCCCCGGCTGGCCCCGAACCGGCCACGTCGCCCGGTTGTTCGGGTGGTTGACCCACAGGACGGCGTTGATCGCCTTGATCTGCTCGGGTGTGGCCTCAGGCCAGGTCGAGATCATCTGGCGGATCCGGACCCGTCGGGCCTCGCGCTCCTCGGGGGTCACGATCCAGCCGTCGGGCGACATCGTGGAGGCCGCTCACCGCGGATCCAAGCGTCCACGTCGTCACGGTGGATACACCACTTGGCCTTGACGGTCCGCTGGAAGCCCCGAAGGCCACTACGCCCTCGGGTGGCTTCAAACTCGTGCAGGACGTCGTAGATGAAGTCCGGGTGGTGACCGGAATAAGTGGCTACCTGCTGCACGGTCATCCACGGCGTGGCCGGCTGCACCGGTGGTGGCGCCGATATGCCTTCCGTGTGCGACTGCTCGGCCTTCGACTCAGAGGTGGGTATGCCTTCGGCACGCTCTGGAATTGGGTTGCTATGGAGTCCTCGCTCCAGGTCGCGCAGGTCCAAGTTGAATGGGTGCTTGTCGAGCCCGAACAGGCGCCGCAGGAACGCGATCGTCTCGTCGCTGGGCGCCAGGGACTCCTCGACGGTCACGACGCCCGCCGGGCCGGCTTCTCGCCGCGCACCCACGCGTCCAAGTCATCGACGTGGATGCGCCAGGTGCAGTTCGCGGCGCGCTGCGATCCGCGCAGGCCGCTCTTGCCGCGCGTGCGGTCGAACTCGTGGAGTGCGTTGCGGATGGATCGTTGCTCTGGGGTCAGGGTCACGACGCCACCTGGTCAGGCAGCGCGGAGCGTAGGTAGCGCTCCAGCGCGACATCCGGGACGATGTAGTGCTGGCCGACCTTCAGGGCACCCAGTTCGCCGGAACGGATCAGACCCAGCGCGGACTTGTACTTGATGCCGAGCTGGCCAGCGACCTCGGCCGGTGACCAGGCACGCCGACGGAGCGACGGAGCGGCGGCATCTACTGCACTGGCCATGGCCAGGTCGACGGCTTTGGTCCGCTCCGATGCCGGTTGGCGCGCCTCACTATGAGCCGCCATGATCATGCCGGCCGATGCTTCCGCCGGGCGCGGGCCTTGGCCGAGTTGAGGGCCATGCGGGTCATGTGCGCCTTCATGGCGTTGTCCGCGCGCTTGGCCCGCTCGGCTGCGGGCAGGACACGGTCGGGGTCGACCTGGTCGAGCCAGCGGTTCCGGAAGGCGTCCCGCGCGGGTTGGGTGGCCGCAGTGCGGTCCTCGCACTTGGCCCAGCGGGTGTGGGAGGCGAGCCTTGACCGCAGCACCCGCATCTCGGGAGTCATGAGCCGGATACTCCGCGAACCGCCCTCATGGTCACCAGAGTCTCGCCACGGGGTTCACCTGAAGGTGTGGCGGAGCCAAATGACGTCGGTCGACACGCCCAGTCCGGCGTGACTGGACAAACCTCGGTGATCATCCGCATACTGACGTCGCTCAGGTGAGGTCTGTCCAGACCTCCGCGCGAAACGCCCCAGCTCAGCATTGGTGAGCGGGGGCGTTCGTCGTCTGCGGGATCTACGCCGCGGTGCTGACCAAGCCGACCGAATGGCGACCACCCGGCGTGACCGGTCACAGCAGCGGTCGCGCGCTGTCCCCGCCGGGGAGGTGGCTATGGCCGCCCGCCCCATCACCGACACCGAACGCGACCAGGTCCGCCAGCTCCACGCCGCTGGCCGGGGTCGCAACGAGATCGCCCTCGAACTGGACCGCTCGGCCGGCATCATCACCAAGATCGCCCGCGAACTCGGCCTGTCGTTCGATCGAGCCGCTACCCAGGCCGCCACCGCTGCCAAGGTCGCCGACGCCAAGGCGCGCCGCTCCCGGCTGATGCTCGACCTGCTCAACGACGCCGAGAAGCTCCGCCAGCAGTTGTTCGCCCCGTGCAAGGTCCACGCCTTCGGTGGGAAGGACAACACCTTCGCCCAGGCCAGGCTCGACCGGCCACCGTTCCGGGACCAGCGCGACATCGTCCAGGCCGTCTCCGTCGCTGTGAACGCGAGTCTGCGGCTGGACCTGCATGACGGCGACCCGGGCGTCGAGGAGGCCCGCAGCATGATCGGCGCACTGGCCGCCGGCCTTCAGGTCGCCTACGAGCAGATGCAGGGCGCACCTGATGACAGCGCGGATTGACCTCGACGTAGTCAAGAAGATCCTCAGCCCGGCACAGATCCGTTCCGTCGTCGAGTCCCAGCAGCGGATCAACATCTGGGAAGGATCAATCCGGTCCGGCAAGACCATCGCCTCGCTGCTCCGCTTCCTGATCTTCGTGGCCAACCCGCCGCCCGACGGCGAGCTGGTCATCATCGGCAAGACCCGCGAGACGATCAACCGCAACCTGTTCGCGCCCCTCATGAACCCCAACCTGTTCGGCATGTTCGCCAAGCAGGTCCACTACAACCCCGGCGCGTCAGAAGCCATCATCTTCGGCCGCACCGTGCACGTCATCGGCGCCAACGACGCCAAAGCCGAATCGAAGATCCGCGGCATGACCGTCTGCGGCGCCTACGTCGACGAGATCACCGTCCTGCCGCGCTCGTTCTTCGACATGCTCGTCGCTCGATGCTCAGTCCCCGGCGCCAAGATCTTCGGCACGACGAACCCCGACAACCCGGGGCATTGGTTGCGCAAGGAGTACCTGCTCCGCGCCAAGCAGACCGAGCTGGCGACGTGGCACTTCACCATCGACGACAACCCGCACCTCGACCCCAGCTACGTCGCATGGCTGAAAACGACCTACACCGGGCTGTGGTACCGCCGCTTCGTCCTGGGCCAGTGGGTGCAGGCCGAGGGCGCCGTCTACGACATGTGGGATCCCGACCGGCACGTGGTCGACATCCTGCCCCCGATCCACCGCTGGGTCGGGCTGGGCGTGGACTACGGCACCGTCAACCCGTTCGCAGGCCTGCTCCTGGGCGTCGGCCAAGGTCCCGCACCGAACGACCCGGTCGAACGCACCCGCCTGTACCTGGCCGGCGAGTACCGCTACGACAGCCGCGCCCAACGCCGCCAGCTCACCGACCTCGAGTACAGCCGGCGACTCCGCGACTGGCTCAGCGACTTCGCTACCGGACCCGGCCAACGCGGCGTGCGGCCAGAGTGGACCGTCGTCGACCCGTCGGCCGCGTCGTTCGTCAACCAGCTTTACCACGACGGCCTCACGCCGACCCTGGCCGACAACAGCGTCATCGACGGCATCCGGCTCGTGTCCAGCCTCCTGGCCAACGACCTGCTGCTCGTTCGCGGATCCTGCACCGGCTGGATCGAAGAGGTCGGCGGCTACGCCTGGGACGACAAGGCAGCCGCGGCAGGCGAGGACAAGCCGATCAAGGCCGACGACCACTCGCTGGACGCCGGCCGGTACGTGCTCAAGACCACCGAGTTCGCCTGGCGCTCCCAGCTCGACTGGGCCTTGGCCGCATAACCGAAGGGACGCAGCATGATCCGCGCCAAGTTCAAGTGCATCTCCGAGACGCGATCCGCCTATGGCCAGGAAGGATCGAGGACCATCCGGTTCCAGGCCATGTACGACGCCAGCCTGCCCGAGGACCAGCGGTTCGCGAAGGCCACGCCGAGCGGCAGCGTCGAGATCACCGTCGACAATCCGGCGGCACAGTTCGAGCTGGGGCAGGACTACTACCTCGACTTCACCAAGGTCGAGCAGGAGGTCAGCGCCTGATGGTTGACAACCAGCACAAGCAGATCAAGGGCTACCGCGACCTGCCGCAGGAAGCCATCGACCTGATGAACCAGGTCAAGGCCAGCGAAGAACAGACCGGCGTCCTGTGGCGCCAGGTGCTGGAGTACGAGCCAGAGAACCACGCGGTTTCCGTCCCGATCGACCCGGACCGTATGCGCACCGCGCGGATGCTGCTGGAGCTGGGCTACATGGAACTGGTGCGCGCCATCGCCCAGCCGGAGAACAGGTTCTGATGGCCCAGCGCCGGCGGTACCTCAACGGCGACGAGCTGGTCGACATGCTGGCCCGACGTGTGCGGCGCATCACCGGCAACCCCGACTGCACCGACATCGTCGCGGCCACGATCCACGAGCTACAGGCCGTCGGCGTCGACGTCAACGGGCTTGTCAAGGCCGAAGTAGACGAGGCCGACGTCGTCACCTATCCCGAGCGCGACCGCACGCTGGCCGAGCGCCTGGCGCGCAATCAGCCGCGGATCACGCTGAGCGGTACGAGGAGGTGACGATGCCCAAGCCAGGCGACTTCGGCCTCGTCGCGATCTCCGGCGAGGTCGGCCGACTGATCCGCTTTGGACAGTTGCTCAACGGGGACGGCTGGGATGCAACGCCAGATCCCGCGCTGCCCGAACGCAGGACCGCCTATCAGCACGCGGTGTTGGTGCTGCCCAGCGGCGAGCTCATCGAGGCCGAGCCGGGTGGCGCGCGCATCCGACCGGTCAGCGAGTATGACGGCACGAACGTGGTGTGGTCGGACTGGCCGCTGACCGACGCCGAGCGGGCTGCGATCGTGGCCGCCGGACGGTCGCTCGAGGGTGTGCCGTACAGCGCGGCCGACTACTTCGCGCTCGCGGCGCACCGCCTGCACCTGCCGGTGCCGGGCCTGCGGCGGTTCGTGGCGTCGTCCGGGCACATGATCTGTAGCCAGCTCGTCGACGAGGCGTACCGGCGGGCCGGGTTGGCGATGTTCGCCGACCACCGGTGGCCGGGCTACGTCACGCCGATGGCGTTGGTGCGGGCACTGCACGGGCCGGTGGTCTGAGCAGTGCCGCGGAATTGCCGGCCACAGCCGGCCGTTTGTGCGAACTGTTCGGGCGACTACATGAAGACCAGCAACCGCCAGCGCCACTGCCCGGACTGTGTCAGCTCGAAGGCCGATCGCTCGCGGCTGCGACCTGGATGGAGCGCTCACGCGCCTACCTCGACCGGAGGTGACTGCTGCTGTGCCTGGACCACACACCTTCTCGTCCAAGGCCCAGTGGCGAAGACGGTTCGCGTTCGCCAAGTTCGGCGCCGACCCCGCGAAGTGGCCGCGCCGGTGGGCCGAGGCCAACAAGGCCGCCAAGCCGTTCGCAACGCTGCCCGCCCGCAAGTCGATCAGGAAGAAGGCGTGACGGCTTCTTCCTCGCCAAGGATGGCGTAGACCGTGCGGCGCGAGAGCCCGCTCTCCCGAATGATCGCCTGCTTGCTGACGGGCTGGCCGTCCTCGACGACCGTTCGAGCGGCCTGCACGGCGGCGCCCATGTAACGCATCGCGTGGCGGACCTGTTCGCGCGCGCTTCGCAACTCATCACTGAGCGCTTGCAACATCTGCAGCGCGTCGACCTCGGTTTCGAACTCGAACACCGGCTCTGAAACCCAGTCGACGAGCGTGTCATCGCCGAGACGAACTGTCCTCTTCGGTCGGCTGCCGTTCATGTCGTTATCCCTCCAGTTCGCGAGTGTCTACTGGTAGACACTCTAGCCCAATTCCGTCCATGTGTCTACCAGTAGACAGGAGGTCTGACCGTGCCGTTGCCCGCCGGCGGGAACATGACGTGGCCGCCGACGTCGGTTGCGGTTGCCTACGAGAAGTTCGTGCCCTGGGCCGCGTGGTACTCCGGCGATCCCGACGAGCTGGCCGCGTTCTACATGCAGGTCTCCCAGCGCGTCACGAACCGGCCGCACGCCCGCCCGTCGCAGTATCGCGGCGGCCTGGTCGGCACGCTCGCCCGCTGGTTCTGGGGCCAGCCGATCCCCCAGGGCGAGAAGCGCAGCAAGATCCACGTCCCGCTCGCCGCGGACATCGCGTCGACCAGTGCCGACCTGCTGTTCGCCGAGCCACCCAACGTGGTCCTGCCGGAGAACGCCGGCGCCGGCCTGGAGTCCACCCAGGAGAAGCTCGACGAGCTGGTCGACGACGAGTTCTACACCGCGCTGCTCGAGGGCGCCGAGGTCAACGCCGCGCTCGGCGGCGTCTACTTTCGGGTGGTGTGGGACAAGTCGGTGTCGGACAAGCCGTGGATCAACGCCATCCACGCCGACGCCGCCGTCCCGGAGTGGAAGTTCGGCCGGCTCTCCGCGGTCACGTTCTGGCGGGTGCTCAAGCAGGACGCCAGCAACGTCGTGCGGCACCTCGAGCGGTACGAGATGGACGGCCAGGAAGCCGTGTGGCAGCAGGCCGTCTACAAGGGCGGCCCGGACGCGCTCGGCAATCCGCAACCGCTCGGTGACTACCCGGAGACCGAGAACTTCGTCGACCTGCTCGAGGCCGACGGCCAGACCATGCGGCTGGGCATCGACCAGCTCCCGGTCGTGTACGTGCCCAACATCAGGCCCAACCGGATGTGGCGCAACCAGCCCGCGTGTGCCCACTTCGGACGGTCGGACTACGCCGGCGTCGAAGGCCTGTTCGACGCGCTGGACGAGACCATGTCCAGTTGGATGCGCGATGTTCGCCTGGCCAAAGGTCGCGTACTCGTCCCGGATCAGTACCTGCGCGACCGTGGCCCGGGTCGAGGCGCGCAGTGGGACGCCGAGCAGGAGGCGTACGAGGGCTTCTCGATGCTGCCCGGCACGCCGCCGCAGATCACCATCCAGCAGTTCGCCATCCGGGTCGCCGAGCACTCCCAGACGATCCAGGAGATCATGACCATGGCCGTCGGCCTGGCCGGCTACAGCGGCCAGACGTTCGGCCTGACCGGCGAGGTCGCGATGACCGCCACCGAGGTCTCCGCGAAGGAACGCAAGTCGCTGATCACCCGGAAGAAGAAGCTCACCTACTTCCGGCCGCCGCTGGCCGACCTGTTCCAGGTCCTGCTCAAGGTCGGCAACGCCGCGTTCAACTGGGGCGTGCAGCCGTTGCGGCCCGACATCGAGTTCGGCGACGTCGTTCAGCAGAACCCCGGCGAGTTGGCCGCCAGCCTGCTCGCGCTGCGCCAGGCCGAGGCCATGTCGACCCTGACCATGGTGCAGATGCTGCACCCGGACTGGTCCGCGGACGAGCAGAAGAACGAGGTCAAGCGGATCATGGGCGAGAAGGGCATGGTCGTCGCGAACCCCGACACCATCGGTCAGCCGGGCGGGATGCCGGCCGCGGCTGGTCAACCGACCGAGGTGGACACCGAGGCCGACGACATCCCGCTGTGGGTGCCGCACTACGTCGACCAGGCACCCGACGGCGTGCCGGACCTGCCGCCCGAAGGCCTCACGCCGGCCGAGCCACCGGTGATCAGCCCGGCCGCGTACGTCGGGCAGTAACCGGTGCCGGCCGACCGCACGCTGGCCGCCGATCTCGCCCAGGCCCTCACCGAGATGTATGCCAGCGCGCAGCAGGAGATCGCCCAGAACATCGGCGATCGGCTCAAGGCCGGGATCGACAAACCGGGCTGGGATCACGCCAAGCTGGCCGCCCTGGGCGAGCTGCGTGGCGGTATCCAGGCGGTGCTGCACCGGCTGGCCACCGACACCACCGGCCAGGTCCAGCAGACGATCACGCTGGCGTTCGCTCGTGGCGCCCAGGCCGGTGTCGACGAGCTGGCGAAGATAGCAGGCTGGTCGGACAAGCAGCGCGCGGAGTTCCAGCGATCCGCGGTCAACGTCGACGCCGTCCACACGTTGGCGTTCGCACTGCGCTCGACGCTGTTGGGCACACACCTGCGGATCCTGCGGTGGTCGCTGGACGCCTACCGCGAGGTCGTCGCGAAGGCCGCGGCGACCGGGCCCGGCCTGATCGGCACCCGCACCCGCCGACAGGTCGCGCAGAAGGCATGGTCGGAGCTGCTGCGGCAGGGCATCACCGGGTTCGTCGACAAGGCCGGCCGGCGCTGGCAGCTCGCGTCCTATGTGGAGATGGCCACCCGCACCGTCATCACGCACGCCGTCGTGCAGGCCCACAGTGACCAGCTCGACGCGCTCGGCGTGGACCTGCGGATCGTGTCCAACGCCCCGCAGGAGTGCTTCAAGTGCCGGCCGTGGGAAGGGAAGATCCTCACCGCGCACAACCAGCGGTACATCTTGATGCGGACCAAGTCGGTGGTCACCGACGAACCGATGGTTGTGCGGATCGCAGGCAGCGTCGACCAAGCCATCGCGGCCGGGCTGCTGCACCCGAACTGCCGGCACACCATCAACGCCTACCTACCCGGCGCGACGAAGGTCCCGACCAACACCGCCGATCCGGACGGCGACAAGGCGCGGCAGCAGCTGCGCGCGCTCGAGCGCGAAGTGCGCGCCGCCAAGATGCAGGCCGCCGCAGCGATCGACCCGGCCGCGGCGGCCGCCGCGCGAGCGAAAGTCCGCGCGGTGCAGGCGCAGATCCGCCAGCACATCGACACCGCGCCGACCCAGCTGTTCCGCCAGAGCCACCGCGAGCAGATCGGCACGGCTCGCTGAACCAACCCGTAGGAGGTCCACCTCGTGGCGCACATCGGTTTCGACAAGCTCAAGGCCAAGCTCGCCGCGAAGGGCGCGACCGACCCGGCCGGGCTTGCGGCGACCATCGGCCGGAAGAAGTTCGGCAAGGCCGGCATGGCCGCGTTGGCCAAGACCGGCCAGAAGAAGCGGAAGGCGGCCGACATGATCGCCGCCGCGAAGAAGTCCTAACGATCGTCCCGAAAGGACAGCTACGATGACGGTACCCCTACCGTCGGCGGCGCCAGGCGCGCCAGCCGACGGGGGAACTGGTGGCCAGGCGCCGACCGGAACCCAACCGCCAGCCGCACAGTCCGCACCGACCGGTCAGCAGCCAGGGCCTGGCGCCCAGCCGCAGCCGACCGACCTCTCCACCCTGCCGCCCGACGTCCGCAAGCTCATCGAGGACACCCGCGCCGAGGCAGCCAAGCACCGCACCGAGAAAGCGACCGCGACGACCGAGGCCCAGGCGGCCAAGGCGCAGCGCGACGCGATCCTCAAGGCTGCTGGCTTCACCCCGGACGGCAAGGACGCAGCGCCCGACGCTAACGCCCTGGCGGCGCAGCTCGAGCAGCAGCAGGCCGTCGCGTGGACCAACGCCATCGAGTTGAACGTGTTCCGCACGGCCCAGGCGGCCGGCGCGAACGGCGAGGCCCTACTCGACTCCCGGGCGTTCATCGACTCGCTGGACGCGTTCACCGAGGACGACCCGCAGGGGGCGGACTTCCGGACCAAGCTCGAGGTGCACATCAAGGCGTACATCGAGAAACACCCGGCGTTCAAGGCGAACGCCACCACAACCACCGCACCACCACGCGCCGGCGGCGACCGACCGGCGGGCGGCAGCGGCACCCAACCCCAGCGCACGCAAGGACTCGGTGCGGCCATCAAGGCCCACTACCAGCGCGGCGGCTGACCCCAGTAGGAGGACAACGTGCCCGTCACCTTGGCGCAGGCGCAGCTCAACACCCTGACCGACCTCGACTTCAACGTCATCGACAACTTCCGCCGCTACAGCTGGCTGCTCAACCACATGGTGTTCGACGACACCGTGACCCCCGGCACCGGCGGCGCGTCCCTGACCTACGGCTACACCCAGCTGATCACCGCGGCAGCGGCGTCGTTCCGTGCGTTCAACACGGAATACACCCCGGCGCAGGCGGTGCGGTCCCAGAAGACGGTCAACCTCAAGCCGATGGGTGCCTCGTTCAACGTCGACCGCACCCTGGCCAACCTCGGCCCGGCCGCGTCGAACGAGGTCACGTTCCAGATGCAGCAGGCGATGACCTCGGTCAAGACCAAGGCTCAGGACGCGTTCATCAACGCGGACACCGCGGTCGACGCGAACGGGTTCGACGGCCTCAACAAGCAGCTGACCGGCACGTCGACGGAGTACTTCCCGAACGCCGGCTCGGGTGCGGGCACCAACCTGCTGAAGATCGACCAGGCCACCCTCGCGGCCACCACGCAGCTCGGTGGTGTGCCGGCCGCGTCGATGTCGGCGCTGGAGATCATCGACGACGCGCTGTCGCAGATCGTGCCGTCCCACACCGGGTCCGGCGACCAGGGCGCACCCGGCGCGCTGGAAGCCGGCGTGAAGGGGCTGTGCGGCAACACCAAGTCCATCATGCGGATGCGGTCGCTGGCCCGCGCGGCCGGCATGTACACGCAGACCAAGGACGACCTGGGCAACCCGATCGAGACCTACGGCGACTGGGTGCTGGTCGACCTGGGCAACAAGCCGGACGACTCGGCGCCGATCATCCCGATCTCCACCCGCACCCCGAACGGTTCGGACGGCGCGATCACCGGGCTGACCGACCTGTTCGGCATCACCTTCGGCCTGGACTCGGTGCACGCCGCCTCGGCGGCCGGCTCGCCGCTGTTCCAGTCCTGGCTGCCCGACTTCTCCATCGCCGGCGCGGTCAAGACCGGTGAGATCGAGATGGGGCCGTTCGCGATGGTGTTGAAGAACACCAAGTCCTGCGTCGTCATCCGCAACCTGAAGGTGCAGTGACATGCCCCGATACCTGATCCAGACGCCCGTCGCGAACGCGTCGACCGACCTGGGCGATGTCCACTTCCACCAGGGCAAGGCCGAACTCGACGAGGTCCCGTACTGGCTGAGCCAGTACTGCGAGAGCAACGGCTACTCGATCACCGACACCCAGGCGGTCGACGAGGGCCAGGCCGACGGCGTGCCCGACGACGACAACAACCCGGCCACCCCGCCACCGGGCAACGCCACGACCGAGGCATGGCGCGAGCACGTGCTGGCCATCGGCAAGGGCCGGCTCACCGACGACCAGGTCGCCGCGCTCGGCACCGCAACACGTGACCAGCTCAAGGAGATGGCCGTGCAGCTCGGCCAGGAAGGACCGAAGGCATGAGCCAGCTCGGCCTCTACAACGGTGTCATGCGCGACACCGTGGGCTACCTCAACAGCGCACCGCCGGTCGACCCGACCCAGGTTTTCTACCGCAGCAACCTGCCGCGGTACCCGCTCGACGACGTGCTGGAGTCCTTGGCCACCGGCGTCATGACCGCGGTGCCGCTGTGGCTGCGCGCCGGCGACAAGGTCACCAACCTGTCGTTCCTCAGTGGAGCGACGGCGGCCGCGACCCTGACGCACTGGTGGTTCGCGCTGTACTCCAGCGCGGCCACGCCGGCCCTGCTGGCGCAGACCGCCGACCAGGTCGCCGCGGCCTGGGCGGCAGACACGTGGAAGACCCTCGCGCTGTCCGCGCCGGTCACGATCGTGTCCACCGGCGTCTACTACGCCGCGTGCATGGTCGCCGCGACCACTGTGCCCAGCCTCATCGGCTCGCGCGGTGCGAAGGCCCTCGTCACCGGCGAGCCGGTGCTGGGCCAGACGTCCGGCTCGGCGCTGGCTGCCACGGCGACCGCGACCCTGGCCGCGCCCGCCGCGGCGCGGCAGTTGCCGCTCGTCGTCGCGACCTGATCCACCCACCCCTCGAACCGCGGTCCGCCCGACTGGATACTCGCCGGCCGGGCGGACTGCGCTGAACAGGAGTCACATGCCCACCTACGAGAAGCGCGCCGACGACGGCACGGTCCTCGAGCGCACTGTCACCCTGCCGGCCGGTCACCCGTCCGGCTACGACGAGCAGATGGCCGCACTCGCGGCCGCCGACGGCATCCCCTGGCACCTGGTCGACGAGCACCAGGCCGCCGTCAGCAAGCCCGTCGACGCGCCGCTCGCCACCGGCGGCTTGATCTCGGCCGAACAGGCTGCGGCCACCGGCGCTGCGCTCGGCGCTGACCGCCACGACCAACCGTTCGCCCACGACGACCTGAAGACCGAGGAGGTCTGACATGGCACGCACCGCGCGTACCGCCGTCAACGCCAAGACCCAGCCCAACATCGCCATCGTCCCGTGGCAGGTCGACGCGGCCAACGGCGAGCAGTTCGCCTACGCCGGCGGCGCCAACAAGCTGATCGTGAACAACGGCTCGGCCGGCTCGATCACCGTCACCGTCAGGGCCACCACGGGCAGCAAGCTCGTCGACGGCACCGCGGTCGCGGACAAGGTCGTTACCGTCGCCATCGGCGCATACCAGTGCATCAACGAAGCCTCCACCGAGCTGCAGGCCGACCAGAACGTCTACGTCGACTACAGCGCGACCGGCGCCGCGATCCTCGCCTACGTCCTGCAGGGCTGATCGGTGACCAGCGCGTTCGTCCCGATCTACGCCACACTGGCCGACCTGACGGCCTACGCGCCCGCCGAGATCCAGTCGGAGCTGCCGGCCGGGACAGAGGCAACCCGGATCCTGACGAGCGCGTCGATGACGATCTACAAGGCCACGAAGACGGCGATCTACCAGACCGACAACACCGGGCTGCCCAGCACGGAACCGTTCATCACCGGGTTCAAGCGGGCCACCTGCGCGCAGGTGGTGTGGTGGCTGGAAACCAGCGACGAGCTGGGCATCGCCGGCTCGTTCGCGAACGTCAGCATCGGCGGCGTCACCCTGGCCCGCGGCGGCCGCGGTGACACCACCACCGTCACCGGCGTGCAGCTCGCGCCGCAGGCCCTGATCGAGCTGGAGATGTGCCAGGCCCGACCGAACACTGTCGCCCAGATCTACCCGTGGGAGCAGGCATGGCCCTGATCCCGAGGTTCCTGTTGCAGCACAGGGCGATCATCGAGCCGTACCTGGGGACCTCGGCGAAAGGGCCGCAGTACGGCACACCGGTCACCGTCCGGTGTTTCGCGGTCGAGAAGCGCAAGCTCGTCCGGGGCGCCGACCAGGACCAGGTGATCTCCTCGACGCAGGTCTTCTGTCGCCCTGGCGTGGTCGCGCCGGTGCATTCCCGGGTCACGGTGAATGGCAAGTCCGCCACCGTGATCACCCTGGACAATGCCGACGGCGGCTTCCTGCCGACGCCCGACCACGTCCAGCTGTACCTGACCTGACTGGCGGTGGCGCGTGGCCGAGGTGCACGTCGACTGGTTCGGCGACAAGGTCGAGGACATCAACACCGAGGCCGCCCGGCATGGCCTCGGGTTGGCGATGGAGTACCTCCTGAGTGTCTCCACCGAGCTGGTGCCCATCGAGGAGGGCACGCTGATGCGCTCGGGTCGGGCCGATGTGGACGATCACGACCTGATCGGCATGGTCGGCTACTCCGCGCGTAACGACAAGGACGACTACGACTACGCGGTACGCCAGCACGAAGACCTGACCCTGCGGCACGCGAACGGGCGCACCGCGAAGTTCCTCGAGGGCCCGATGCTGGAGAAGAGCGACACCCTGGCGCAGATCGTGGCCGAGACGATCCGCCGGGCCAACGAGGCATGAGGGGGCGACCGATGCAGTGACCCCGACCCTGATCGAACAGGTAGCCGCGCTGCTCGGCCAGCTCGAGATCGGCGTGTATGCCCTGAACGACGTCACCGGCACGATCTTCCTGGCCGCGCTGCCCGAGCAGCCGGTCCAGGCGATCGCGGTCGCCCAGTACGGCGGCATCGAGTCCGACGCGAAACTGGGCTACGACCAGCCCTCCATCCAGGTCCGGGTGCGCGGTCTGGACACCGACGCCACCGACGCCCTGCACACCGCCCAGCGCGTCTACGACGCCCTGCACGGCCTGTCCAGCACCACACTGCCCGGCGGGATCTGGCTGGTGTCCTGTGTGGGCACCCAGGGCGGCCCTGCCTACATCGGGCGGGACCTGTCCGGCCGGCACGAGTACACCGTCAATTTCCGGATGCACGTCCGCAACACCGCCGGCGGGCGGGAATAGGAGAACCTCATGGCCGTGGCCAAGCTCCCGGCACGCAACATCATCTTCCAGATCCAGGCCGCCGACGGCGTCACCTGGCTCGCGGTCGGTGGCCTCAGCGACTTCTCGGCCGACCCGAGCGCCAACAGCGCGGTCGCCGACACCACCACCTTCGACTCCGGTGGCAGCTACGAGCAGCGCGTCATGCAGCGCGGCGCGATGATCACCCTCGCCGGCCTGCGCCTGGCCGACACGGTGACCGGCGCGCTGGACGCCGGGCAGGCCCGGGTCGACTTCCTCGGCGCCCAGACCGGTGAGGCCTCCGCGGGCACCGCACGGTTCCGGTTCGGCGCCGCGGATCCGCAGTGGCGCGTCTGGACGTGCACCGTCGAGCCCAGTCCGCTGGGCGGCAAGAACAACGACGAGACCAGCTGGGGGGCCAAGATCACCCGGTCCGCGGCGACGACCCTCACCACCGCACCGTGACCCCCGAAGACAGGGCACTCACCGGCGAGTCCGAGCTGGACCAGGACGACTTCCTCGCGTTCTGGCGCACTCAGCAGGCCGCGGCCGCACCGGAAACGATCCGGATCCTGGGTGTCGAGGTCGTCGTCCCCACCGACATGCCGCTGCGGGTCGAGACGATGGCCGCGCAAATGCAGGACACACAGGACCCGGCCGAATTGCGCGGACTGTTGGCCGAACTGTTCGGAGCTGACCACCTGGATGCCTGGATCGCCAACGGCCTCACGGCCCAGATGATGAAGGTCGTCCTGGCCTGGGGCATCGCCAATGGCTCCGGCACACCGTGCACCTTCGAACGGGCGACGGAACTGGCCGCCCAAGCGGAGGCCGACGAGGCGGGAAAAGCCCAGCCGGTGCCCAACCGCGCGGACCGACGGGTCTCCTCTGGCACCGGCAAGTCCGTGAGCACTGGGCCCTCATCGTCGCGGACTTCCGCCGCGAATACGACCTCACGCCGCCGCAAATCGGCGACCTGACCAGCCGGCAATTCGCGTGGTACCTGACCGGCCTATCCGACCAATCCCGGTGGCGCATCACCGTCGCCAATGAACCGCCCACGCTCACCGGCCAGGCCGCCCAGGACTGGCTCAACATGATGTAACCAACTGAATAGCGCGAGGGCGGTGAGTCGATGTCGCTCACCGTCGCGGATCTCGTCGGCTATCTCCGGCTCGACAAATCCGGTCTCACCGCTGGATTGAGCGCGTCGAAGGCCGAACTGGACGGGTTCTCCCGCGACGCAGCCGGCCGGCTGCACGACCTGGAAGGCAAGTTCGTCGCCGAAGGCGACGCGGCCGGCAAGGGCTTCGCCAACAAATCCACCGCCCAACTGCGGGGTGTCGGCGTCGTCATGCAATGGCTGGGCGGCTTCATCCAGTCCCAGGCGACCGGCAGCGGAACCGGCTTGCTCGACCTAGCGAAGAAGTTCGGGATCATGGGCGCGGCCGCGGCGGCCGGGTCGCTCGTCGCCGGCGGCGCGCTGGCCGCGGTACCCCTGGCCATCGCCGCGATCGGCGTCGCCCTGGTCAAGAACAACGCACAGGTCGACGCCGCGTTCAAGCAGCTCGGCGCGCACATCCAGACCGGGATGCAATCGGCGCTGAAGCCGATCGTCACCCAGGTCATCGGTGTCGCCCACCAGGCCGGCGCGGCGTTCGACCAGATGCTGCCCCAGATCAAACAGGTCTTCTCCCTGGTCGCCCCGATGATCCAGCCGCTGGTCGGCGGCGTCATCGGGCTGATCCAGAACCTGATGCCCGGCATCACCGCCGCGCTGCAGTCCGCGATGCCGATCGTGCAGGCCCTGTCGTCCGGGCTGTCCGCGCTTGGCGGTGGGCTGGCCAACTTCTTCAAGGCACTCACCACCGGCGCGCAGGGCGCCGCCCAGGGACTGGGTGCCCTGTTCTCCGGGCTGGCCAACATCCTGCCGGTCCTCGGCCAGATCATCAGCGCCCTGGCCCAGGCGGGCGGCCCGATCCTCGCCGCCCTGATGCCCATCCTGCAGCAGATCATCTCGGTGCTCGCCGGCGCGTTGATCCCGCTGTTTCAGTTCCTCGGCCCGGTGATCTCCTCGCTGCTGCCTGCCCTGGCGCCGGTGGTCGCGGCGTTCGGCCGGCTGCTGCAGGCGGTGGCGCCGGTGGTGATGTCGCTGGGCACCCAGCTGTCTGACGTGATCACCATGATCGCGCCGATGTTCGTGAAGATCCTCGACGCGATCGGCCCACTGGTCCCGTCGCTGGTGTCGCTGCTGGGCCCGTTCACGTCGCTGGTGCCGGTGTTCGCGCAGATCATCGCCCAGCTCGTCGGCGGCTTGGCCCCGATCCTGGTCGACCTGGTGCCGATCGTCGGGCAGATCATGTCCGCACTCGAGGACCTGATCGCGAACGGCCTGTCCGCGATCCTGGCCGCGGTAGTGCCGTTGCTGCCGGTGCTGGGCGACATGGCCACCATGCTCGGCCAGTCGCTGCTGACGGTGCTGACCGCGCTGTCCCCGGCGTTCCTGGCCATCGTCAAGGCGCTGCTGCCTTTCCTGCCGCCCATCATGAAATTGGTGTCGGCGTTGCTGCCGCCGCTGCTCAGCATTATCCAGGCGCTGATACCGATCATCCTTCAGGCCGCGCAGTCGGTAGCGCAATTGGTGCCAATCTTTCTGCCGCTGATCAATCTCATTTCGGCGATACTCATTCCAGTGGTCAACGTGCTCGCCGCGGTGATCCGCGCGGTGTTCGGCTTCATCGCCCCGTTCATCGCCGACCAAATGCGGACCATGCAGGGCACTATCGAGGTGATCGTTGGCCTGATCACCGGCAACTGGTCGCTGGCATGGAAAGGCATCCGGGACTACTTCGGCGGGATCTGGGACGAGATCGTCCGCATCCTCCGGGGCGCGGCCAGCATCGGCGTGCATTTGTGGGACTGGCTCGGCTCCGGCCTCAAGGGCGCCGTGAACGGTGTGATCCACGGGATCAACTGGATGGTCGACCGGATCAACCAGCTCACCCGTGGCCTCTCGGATGTGTGGAGCTGGGCAGGAATCCCAGCCATCCCCGCGATCCCGCACGTGCCCTACCTCGCGGCTGGTGGCCTGACGACCGCCGGTGGCCTGGCGCGGGTCGGCGAGCGCGGCGCGGAGACCGTTGCGCTTCCCAAGGGCGCGGCGGTGTTCCCGCACGGCAGCCAACCGGCCGGCGGCGGAAGCGGTGGCGGGACGGTGTTCCAGATCCTGCCCGGCGGCAACCGACTGGACGCCATGTTCATCACGTGGCTCAAGCAAGTCGTCCGTGTGCGAGGAGGTAACCCGGTGGTGTTCGGTCCATGAGCGATCTGGCCGTCGAGCTGTACACCGGGCCGGCCACCGGGTGGGTCGCCGGCAGCGTCTACACCCGCGACAACGTCGCCATCGCCCGCGGCACCAGCGACGAGTCCACCTCGGCGGCCCCGTCGACGGCCGCGTTCACCCTGAACAACCGGGTCGGCAACAACTGGGATCCGCGCAACCCGACCGGCCTGTACTACGGCCAGATCGGGAAGAACACGCCGGCCCGGATCACGCTCACCACCCTGACCGACAACTTCACCCGCACCGTCGCCTCCGGCTGGGGATCGACACCGGGCGGACTGGCGTGGACAGCGTTCGGCGTCGGCGGCACGGTCAACCCCACCGACACGTTCGTCTCCGGCGGCTTCGGCCAGCACAGCGTCCCGGTGGCCAACGCCTACCGGCTGGACGTCATCACCGGCGAGAACTACCTCGACGTCGACGTCCGGGTGGACTGCCTCGTGCTGCCCGGCACCGCCGTCACCGGCGGCGTCATCGAGGCCGGCGACATCGTCCTGCGGTACACCTCGTCGAGCGCCTACTACTTCGCCCAGGTCACGATCGACACGGCCCAACAGGTCCACATCGGAATCAACTACGTCGACGGGACCGTCCTCGCGGCCGCCGTCGCCGTCACCGGCCTCACCCACACCGGCGGGAACACCCTGCGCGTGCGGGCCCAGGCCGAGGGCCAGTCGATCCGCGCGAAGGTCTGGGACGCCGCCCTGCCCGAACCGTACGACTGGCAGGTGGCCGGGAACTACATCCAGTTGGGCAAGCCCCAGGCCAGTATCGCCGGCAGTGTCGGCGTGCGGTCCGGGATCGCGACCGGCAACACCAACGCCCTGCCGGTGGTGTCCCAGTACGACAACCTGGTCGTGTCGGTGCCGCGGTTCGCCGGCGAGGTCGGCGGCTGGGTGCAGGGCGCCGACCAGACCAACCAAGACCGGTTCGTCAAGGTCGCCGCGGCCGGTCCGCTGCGGCGCCTGAGCCAGCCCAGCAGCGCGGTACTCAAGTCCACGCTGCGCCGGTCCATTCCGACCCTGGGCACGTCGCTGGTGGCGTACTGGCCCTGCGAGGACGGCGCGAACGCCACGTTCATCGCCTCCGGCCTGCCCGGCGGCGCACCCATGGCCATCATCGGGGCACCACAACTGGCCTCCTACACCGGATTCCCGTCCTCGGCGCCGATACCCACCATGGCCGCGGCCGCGACCACCTCGACCCTGACGGGCACCGTCCCGCCCTACGCGGCGACCGGGGCATGGCAGGTGCGGGAACTGGTGTTCGCCGCCAACGGCGTCAACGGATCGATCATGAAACGAGTCACCACCACCGGCACCGCCGCCACCTGGGACCTGTCGTTCACCACCGGTGGCGGCCTCAACCTCACCGTGTACAACCAGGCCGGCACGGCGATCTACAACCAGACAATCGCGTTCACCATCAACAACACCGCGTTCCGGTTGTCGTTGCAGGCCACCCAATCCGGCGGCAACATCGCGATCACCTTCTCCACCCTGCCGCTCGGTTCCGGCCAGGGCGCGGCCAACTGGAACGACACCATCACTGGCCAGACAGGAGGCAACGTCATCGGTGTGTCGATCAACCCGTTCAGCCAGTGCGGCAGCTTCGCGTTCGGACAGGTCACCGTCGAGTCCCAGGTCACCAACATCTTCGACCTCTCCACCCAGTTCAACGCCTACGCCGGCGAAACGGCCATCGACCGCATGATCCGGCTGTGCAGCGAGAACACAGTGCAGTTCGACTTCATGTCCGACTCAATCGCGCCGGCGCTGATGGGGCCGCAGACCATCAACACGCTGGTGGGCCTGCTCACCGAGGCGGCCGCCGTCGACATGGGACAGTTGTGCGAGACCCGCGGCCGCGCCGGGCTGCTCTACATCGGCATGGGACCGCACTACAACCAGGCCGCCACCCTCACCGTCGACGTCACCCAGCTGGCCAGCCCGCCGCAACCCACCGACGACGACCAGCAGACCCACAACGACGTCACCGTCACCCGCCAGGGCGGCTCGTCGGCCACCGCCGTACTGACCACCGGACGCATGTCGACACTCCCGGCCGGCCAGGGCGGCATCGGCGACTACCCCATCGGACCCACCCTGAACCCCAACAGCGACGGCCAACTGGGCGACCTGGCCGGCTGGTTGCTGCACCTGGGCACCGTCGACGCGGCCCGCTACCCCGCGCTGCCACTGAAGTTCGTGCACCCGCCCAGCGCCGCCAAACGGGCGATGTACCTCGCCGCGCTCGCGGTCACCATGCCGAACAAAATCGTCGCCACCGGCATCACACCGGACTCGCTGCCGCTGCTCACACGCGGCTACAGCGAGACCTACTCGCTCGGTATGCCGGCACTGCTGGACCTCGTGTTCAACTGTGTCCCGGGGAGCCCGTACGACATCCTCACCCTCGACGACCCGGTGCTCGGCCGGGCGGACTCCGACACCACCACCCTGCACGCCGGCATCAACTCCAGCGTCACCACATTCCAGGTGGACATCGGCGACGGGACACTGTGGACAACCAATGCGGGTGACTGGCCGGTGCTGATCAAAATGGGTGGCGAAGTCATGTCCGTCGGCGCGATCTCCGGCACATCGAGCCCCCAGACATTCTCCTCGGTCACACGATCGGTCAACACCGTCGTGAAGGCCCACAGCGCCGGTGAGCAGGTCAACGTGGCACAGCCCGTCTACCTAGGACTGGGGCGCTGACATGGCAACCTTCGCGGCGGGCCAAAGGGTAACGGCGTCCGCACTCAACAACTCGGTCAGCGTCATCGTCGGCGGCCAATCCAGATCGACCGCGACGCCGACGAGCGGCACCACCGAACTACAGGTCGTCTCGACGGGCGCGCTGTCGCTGGACGCCAGCTCGCTCTACGCGATCGAGTACTCCTACAACGGCTCGACCAACTCAGGCATCGTCGAACGCTGGGGCCAACGAATCCGCAAAACCTCTGTCGCCGGAACACAACTGGCCGTGCACGTGATCTCGGCCGCCTCGACAGCATCCGACCCCGAAGGCAGCGTGCTGACCTTTCTGTACATCACGACAGCGCCGGAGGTCACCACATTCGTCGGCACCATCGCGCGGCTCACCAGCAACTCGGCACCCAACACGCTGACCAACAGCATCCTCGGCGATTGCTTTATCACCGTAACCCGCCAGGGATCCAGCAGCGTCGTCACGACGGTCTGAGTGATAGCAGGGAGGTCGGATGGTTGCGCTGTACTTGACCGTCATCGGGGTGCTGCTGGCTGGCCTTGGCACCCTGACCGGTGCGTTGTGGAAGGCGAAGGAGGAGGCGCGCGGATGGAAAACATCCTACGAACGGGAGAAGGAGCGCGCCGACCGGCAGGACAAGATCGTAGCGGACGCCGCACTGGCCACGGATATCGCCAACAAAGTCGCTGGGGCGCTGACATCGATCGCGTTGCGTCCAGGAGGCAAGTGATGCGGTGGCCATGGCGGAAGGCACGGGATGTAGAGGAAGCACTGTCTGGGTCGGCGAAGCGGTTGGCTGCTGTCAAGGCGGAACAGGCAAAGCTGGAGCCCCAGTTCAGGACTTTGCGGGCGCACGCTGGTGTGAACCACTTCGAGGAAACTGTTACACAAGGATTCAGGGTGGTGCGTTGATGTGATCCAGGTGGCCCAGACCATGCTGCTGGTGATCGCGGTCGTAGCGGCGGTCGTGTTCCTGTGGGCGTACACGTCCGGTAACCGTTGGTATGTCGGTAAGAACGGGCTGTCGCGTGTCGGGATGGCACTCGTCGGCCAAGGCGCAGGGTTGGTGTTGATCCTGGGGTATGGGGTGCTGCAACGGCTGCTCGGCTGGCCTGTCATCCCGCTGGTGCGGCTCTGCCTGTTCGCAGTGGTGGCCGTGATGGAAGTTGGTATAGCCGTGGCGTTCGTGCGTGAGCGCCAGTTGTGGCGTGGTCGCGGTCAGCGCACACGGCACGGCCGTGCATCGTCCGATGTGGAAGACAAAGAAACTGAGGGAGCACCATGACAGCGCCACCGCCGGCAAACTCGGCCGCAAGGCTCGGTGACGGGTGATGGACATCGTGTTCCGCCGCACCAAGGGCTCGCCGGACCTGACGTTCGTTGAGATTGAGCAGGGCGGCTACTCGATCAGGGCTGGCACGGAAGTCGAGCTGTGGAACGGGAACGTGGCGATCCGGATCGGCCTGAAGTCCGTCGTCGCTGCCTGGTTCGCGAAGCGCAAGGTGCTGCGGCACAAGCGCAGGGAGCACCGGTTGATGGGGATGCGGCGATGATGGAGTTCTTCGACGGCATCAACCACCCGACCTCCGCGCAGGTCCGCGCGGCTGGCTGTAGCGGCTGCCTGATGTACTGCGGCACGCCCGGCGACTCACTGGGCAAGGACTTCACGGCAGCCCAGTACGCGGACTATCGCGCCAACGGCATCGTCCGCATCCTCGTCTACGAGAACCTCGCCAACGACATCGCAGGCGGCGCGTCCGGTGGAGCGGCACACGCGGCGGCGTTCCTGGCCGACGCCCGAGCGAAGGGCGTCGACATTCACGACCCGGCAGTGGCCACAGTGGACGAGCACGTCGCTGCGGCCAGTCTCCCGCTTGCCGTGGCCTACCAAAGCGGCTTCTACCACGCGCTGAAGGCCAACGGCTGGCTCGGCCCGGTCGGCATCTACGGCTTCAGTGAAGTTCTGATCGCCTGCCACAACGCAGGAGTAGCCGACTGGTACTGGGGCGCCGGGGCCAGGTCGGCGATGCCGCCCTACACCAACGTGTGGCAGGACAACACCGGAGTGATAACCATCGGCGGCTCAGTCGACGACCGCGACTGGATTCTCGTACCACTACCTGGAGGAACCATGGACTGGTCCGATCCGCTCCCGAACCCGATCTACGACCCGGCGATCACCGATCCCGGCGACGAGCGGTCACACAAGACCTACACGGCCCTCCAGTTCATTCAGGGCCCGTGGGTGCGGACGCTCAACCTGCCGACTACGGACGCCGCGATCCTCGCCGCGGTGCAGGGCGTCGACTCTGACGTCAAGGCTGGCGTGGTGAAGCTCGCCTCGGCGATCGCCGCGGTGCCGGCCGGCCAGCCGCCGACCGACGCGCAGGTGCAGGCGATCGAAGCGGCGATCATCAAGGCGCTGCCGGGCTACACCGTCAACATCGTCCGGACCGCAGGAGGTACCCCGTGATCGCCCGCTACCGCAAGGCGTTCGCCGCGCTGGTCGGCGCCGCCACCCCGGCCGCCGTGGTGTTCGTCCTCGGCCTGGCTGGTGTGCACGTCGACGCGGCCCTCGCCGGTGCGATCTGCACGATCCTGGCCGGCGCCGTGACCGCGTGGGCCCCAGCGAACGCGCCGAAGCCATCCCCCGTCGCCCCGGTGCCGACCGGCACCACAACCACCACTACCGGAGGTACCGCACCGTGAGCACTCCCACCCCCGAGCCCACCGCGCAGACCGTGGTGGCCGACGTGCACGAGGTCCTGGACGCCGCCAAGACAGGCGCCCTGGAAGTCGTGGCCGCAGTCGAGCACATCGGCCTCGGCACCGTCCTGGACGACGCCAAGAAGGTCATCCACGACAGCATCGAGGCACTGAAGAGGAGCCTGCACGACCTGTTCCACGGTGCGCAGCCGGCCGCGCAGCCCAGCACCGTCCAGGCCCCGACGCAGGCGCCCCCGATGTCCTGACCGTCGACGGAAAACGGCCCCCGCACCCACCATCTCTCGGTGGGATGCGGGGGCCGTTTTCGTGCGCCTGCGGCTACATCACCACTCACGCATCACGGTCGTAACAGTATGAACTACTGCATTCGGACAGGTAGCATTTGCCGCCCCGCGGACAGCTACGACCGTCCGCCATTGGTTGCACGACTGGGATGGCTACGGTCGGACGAGCAGCACGGCACCAGTCGGTCCCGGAACCTGGATCACAGCCACTCTGGCTGCACCTCGGGCAACGACGGATCCACACCCCACGCGCACGCCTGCCACGTCCTGGCCAGCGTGTACTGCACAGCGGCCGCGTCATACCCGACCAACGGCGGGTGCTTGATGTGGTGGAAGGCAGCGTTCCGCATCATCAGCGCGGCCGCGTCGGCCGGTGACTGCGACAGCAGCAGGGCGGCCGCCGCATCGCGCACACTGGCGCGCGCCTCATGCAGCCTGGCGTCGAACTCCTTGCCCTGCCGCATAGCCAGAGCCGTGCGGGAGCGGCCGTTCGCGGCGTACCCGTGCCACTTCCCGGCCAGGGCCCGCGCGTCGGCGGCGGCCGGCGCGATCCGCTGGACGAGTTCGTCCTCGTCGAGTTGGGGGTCGGGCACGGCAGCCATCACGATCAACACCGCCCGGACTGCGCGAGCACTGACATCACCGCGTTTGCCTCGGCTTCCGTGCCAGCGTGCTGGTGCTGCACCAACCCGGCCGGGTCAGGGAGGTAGGGGCAGTCGCGGGCCAGGATGCCCGCGATGTCGGCCGGACGGACGACGTCGCCCAGGCTGGCCTGGGTGAGTGCTGCGGCCACCCGGGCATCGGTCCAGGGCGTAGGGCGCGGACTCGGGTGGTCAGCGCTCATGACGAACGTCAAGCCGATCGCCACGGCCACGGCACCGCAGATACTCACCGCGACCCTCGTCGCGGTGCGGGTCATGCTTGCGTCCCGCGGGCGAGCGCGGACCGCCGTGCGCGGAGCATCTCGTAGCCGGCGAGGGCGCCCAGGCCAGGTACCAGGAACAGCAGGACTGCGATGCCGAGCAGGCCGGCCAGCACGGGTCGAACGGCGATCCCGGCCATCAGCGTGGCCAGCGCGACCGCCGCGACCGGCAGGACGATCGCGGCCCGTCGGTTGACGCGGCGCACCGTCGGCGAGCGGCGCCGGCCATGCCGTGCCGGGGGCGCCGGACTGACGGCGGTCCGGGCGACGGCCACGCCGACGAGGAAGACGACCACGACCGTCAGCCAGGCTGCGACCAGGTGCCCAGACCACACGAAGGCAGCCACCAGCCCCACGGTCACCACACCGACGGGCACGACGTACACGGCCAGGGCGCGCAGAGCGTCCTGGATCAACTCGGTGGTGGCGGGCGTGGCCGGAACCAACAGGCGGGTGGTCATCGGGCGTTCCTCGACGTGCGTGCGGTCCGGCCGGTGTCTGATCGACAGTCCTTGCGGGTCCAAGTCCCAGAGCGCGGGCATCCACGGGTGCGGCGGGGCGATGGGCTCGGCCGTAGCGCTCACGCTCGTGCCGCCATGGCCGCCTGGCCAGCCGCCAGCGTGCGCAGGATGACCTGCTCCATGCGCCTGGCATTCGCGGCCTCTACCTCCTGGATCTCGCGCACCACGCCCGTGCGGATCCCAATCAGGTAGCCCAGCAGGATGTCGATCGCCTCGAGGGCGTCGTTGCCCGCGTGTCTGATCGTCGGGGTCGGCTGGCCACGCCACTGCCGCCAGGCCAGCAGGGCCCTGTCCAGTTCCTTGGCCTCCGCGATGACGTCCAGCGCGTTCACTTGCGCACCGTCGCCGTTGCCGTAGGCGGGCCGGTCTGGCTCTTCCACCATGGGTCACGCTTCCGATCGGTCGTTGGTCTTGGCATGACGCGGCGTCATCGGCGGTCTCGGTGTCGGCGACGAACTTGCCCGGCGGCTGGACGCTCGCCGGTGCCGGGCACGGTGTCGCCGACTGGACGTCGGGCGCATACGCGACCACTTCCGCCCCCTGTCCGTCAGCGTCTCAACCCAGGCAGGATAGTCATGATATTTGTGCAATCTATAGAATCATGGAGCTGGTTCACTCGTTTGGACGAGCTAGCACCGTTGACCAGCGCTACGGATTGCACCGATTCTGTGACAGCAACCCGACTCCACTGGAGGATGACATGAAGCTGACTTTCCTCGGCACGACCAGCAAGAACGGCGGCTGCCCGACCGCGTTCGCCACCGACCGCGGCACCTACGTGGTGCAGGGCTCGATCGTCACCGATCCCGAGGCGCTCGCCGAGCTGCGTCAGCGCGGGTTGCCGGACCATGAGACCGCCGTCGAGATCCCTGCCGGCCTGCTGGCGTACCTGCCCGGCAACACGGCGTGACCCTTCCCGTCGACCAGCTCTCCGCCCTGTTCGCCAGCGTCACCCGCAGCGTGTGGCGCTGGGAGTGCCAGGGCCATTACGAGGTGGACGAGGCAGAGCTGGCCCGCTGGCGCGCTGGCCTGCCGTCCGAGCTGGACACCGAGACGATCGCCTGGCACGACTACATCCGCGGCCTGCGTCGGCGCGCCATCCCGTTCCAGCGCGTACGCATGATCACCGAACCGGCCACCGAGTACCTGATCTGGCTGATGACCACCACCGACGCCAACATCGACGCTGGCGAGGACATCCGCTGGGTCCATGAGTCCGTGGCCCGTGACCTTGGGCTGCCCGAGTACGACTACTACCTGGTGGACGACGAACGCGTCGCGATCATGCGGTTCGACGCCGAATACACCCTGGTCGACGTCAAGGTGACGACGCAGCCGGACGTGGTGGCGCAGCATCGCCGGTGGCGCGACCTGGTGTGGCACCATGCCGTCCAACATCGGGAACTCCACCTGACGTAGGACCGGGGCGCGTGATCGAGAAGCAGCAGCTGGCGTTCGGCGACGCTCTGCGCCGGCTGCGCATCCGGGCCGGTTACGAGACCGGGAAGCAGTTCGCGACCGCGCTCGGCTGGCAGCCCTCGAAGGTGAGCCGGATCGAGTCCGGTCGCACGCTGCCGGACGACGAGGACGTCATCGCCTGGTTGGAGGCCATCCAGGCGCCGGACGCGACGCTGGCTGAGATGCGCGACCGGTTGCGGGATCTGCGGTTGGCCCGTGCCAGTTGGCGCCGTCGGCTGCGGTCCGGACATACGCCTGCCCAGGTGGAACTCGGCGATCGGGAACGGACGGCCACACACCTGGTCCAAGTCGAGTTCTTCGTCGTACCAGGCTTGGTCCAGACCGCCGAGTACGCCCGCGCGCTGTTCGCGGTGGCGGCCGAGATGCACAGCTCGCCGCCGGACCTGGACGCCGCGGTGCTGGCGCGGATGCGCCGGCAGGAGGTGCTGTACGACCCGGCCAAGACCGTGGAGATCCTGGTCGGCGAGTCTGCGCTGCGCTACCCGATCGCGGCACGGTCCGTCATGGTCGGCCAGCTCGACCGCATCGCCAACCTGACCGGCCTGCCGACCGTGCGCCTCGGCGTGATCCCGCTGGACGAGCGGCTGCCGGTGGTGGCGCTGCACGGCCACCTGATGCTGGACAACGAGGTCGTCGTCGAGGTCAACCACACCGACGTGCCGGTCACCGACCCGGAAGACGTCGCGCTGTATCGGTTGATCACCGACCGACTGTGGTCAGTCGCGCTCGAAGGAGACCGGGCCCGTGCTCTTCTGGCCCGGATCGCCGCTGACGTGAGGTCGGCTGGCGGCTGATCGGACTGTGATGCGCTGGCCGACCGATAGGTCGACGCCTCACCGTGGGGATGAGGCTATAGCCCGATCGGGTGAGTTCGGTAGCGATGAAGTGAGGCGGGATCGGCCCTGTGATGTTCTGTCGGGCGACGATCAACACAGCCCAACGAAGGGGAGCCCGTGCGCCGACCACGCCTCGTCCCCGGGATCACGGTCACGACATACGGCGCCCCTGGAACAGAGGGAGCCAACAAGGGTTGCTGGGGCACCGCGCGGGTCTACATCAAACCCAACACGAAAGACCATCCCTGGCTGGTGGCCAACGAGTTCGTCTGCGCCCGGCTCGCCGCCACCATCGGACTCCCGGTGCCACCCGGCGAACTGGGGCGTGACTACACCGAGCAGGTGCAGTGGGTCACGGCCGTCGTGGGGATCGACAACGAGACGCCGGCCCCTGAAGACCCCGCCGTTCTCGCTGTTCGTGAACCAGATCTAGCGGCAGGTGTCCTGGTCTTCGACGTCTGGATACTCAACGTGGACCGACACGAACACAACGTCATCTCACACCGGAAACTCGGACTGTGGGTTATCGACCACGATCAAGCACTCGGCCTTCGTAGGACTGGCATCCCAGGCGCCCTGGACCAGTGCAAAGACGCACCGGTTGATCGGCACATCTTTCGGAACTGCCCCCTGGATGCCGAGCGGCTACACGCATGGGGCCAACGGGTCCGGAACGTCCCGCGGTCTGCTCTCCGAAGGATCACAGTCGAAGGTGCCCGCCGCGGCCTCTACTCATCGGCGCTCGCGACCGAACTCCTCGATTTCATCGTGCACCGGCAAAGTGCCATACACAAACTGACGGCCCTGTCATTGCCGCCGGACAAGGCGCAAGCTGAGGGCGGCCTGTCTAACGAGGAGGGCGAGGACGAGTGAAGGCGACCTGGTACCTCGTGCAGCATATGTCGGATCTCCGGCGGCGTGAGCCCCGTAACCTCGGTGTGCTGCTCAAGACGCCCGAGGGGTGGCTGACAAGGTTCCTCGGCGAGGGAGACGACGGCGAGATCAGCGGCAGGAAACTGCGGCACGTCCACGTCAGCACCGAGGCGTACAAGACCTGGGTCGACTACTTCCGGCGCAAGGCCGCGGCTGATGACTGGGCCAGTGTCGAGCAGATGCAGGAACAGCGGACAGGCAACTACACGGCTCTGCTCGGTGGCTATCTACTCGACGAGCGCCCCCCTTGGGAGCCGGTCCTGGATCGTCTGTACCACGAGGTTGTCGAAGCGGAACGCCCAGAGGCCTCGGTGCCTCATGAAACGCGTGTCGGGCACCTGCTGGAGAGCGTTGAGCGGGTCCTCACGGCTGCCGGCGTTGCCCCTGAACGCCAGGTCGAGGTCCCTGCTCGGTACACCGACACGGGACCCCTGACTAAGGTGTCGTTCCGATTCGCATACAGCAATGGACAGCCGCACCTCATGGATCTCGTTCACTCCCGCATGGGTGAGCGAGCCGGAGCGGACGCCCGTGAGCTAAGGACTCGGATGGATGCGGCAAGGCTGGCTGGTTCCGCCAAGAGCTTCGTCGCCTTCTACGCCACGTCCATCCTTGGTGACCAAGACATCGACCAAGTTCTTTTGCCAATCGAACAGGTTTCCCACCCTGTGGATGTGGACGACGAGGATGACGCCATCAGCAAGATGAGGACGATCATGCTGGACGCGTGACCCCTACCCTAGGACCGTCGGTCGGGCGGTCAGTCGGGCCGCTCCGGTAGCTCGGCGCCTTCTTCGACTTCTCGCCGAGAGCATCCCCCGGCAGTGCGATCAGCCAGTCTCGGCCAACGACGCCCCGGCCTGCTCGCGAATGACCCGCGCTAGGTGCTCGAACTGGTCAGGCGTCCAGTGCGCACCGCACGCCTCGACCTGGCAGGTTGCGCCGAGGCGACTGTCCAGCAGCAGCGCCGGCACCTGGACGGTCTCGTCGTTGTCCATCCGGGTGGCCATGCGTGACCCGCACGCCGGACAGGGTGCGTCGAGGTGGTAGCGCCGCGGCGGGTCAAGCGTGTCCTCGATGGACTTCCGCCAGTGCCGGAGCCAGCCGGTGGCCCACTCGATCGCGGCCGGATCATCCTCCCAGCGTTCCGCGAGGGCCACGACGGCCCAGACGTGGTCCTCGATGGTGGGCCGGCTGTGCTCCAGTGCCCGATCGTGCAGGTCGATGGCGCCGGTGGTGATCTCAGTCAGCAGGTCGACAGCGGCTGGGTCGATCGGGATCGGGTTGCGTGAACCACGACCCCCTCCGCCGCCTTCACCGCTGGTGCCTCCTGCAGCCCGCAACTGGTGCAAAAGGCTCGGCGCGGTGTGCGTCGTCGTTGTGCCGCCATCGCGAAGCACCCGCCGAGTGATGGGGTCGAGCAAGTCGTGCGCAGCGGCGACCAAGTCGGCCATCGCCTGACGGGTGGTCATGACACGGCCTCGGCCGAGGCCTTCTCGAACTCGCCGTTAGGCTGGGTGCTCGCGTCGTGCAGGGCCAGTGCGGTAACGGCGGTCCTGATCCGACTGTCGCACTCCTGGCGCAACAGGGCAGCCGACACGATGGCGTGCGCGGCGATGCGCAATAGGTCGTCGTCCGTCGCCTCGTCCCAGTAGGACACACACTCGCTACCGTCCCCATCGAGGTAATCCGCGGTGAGCTGCGGCGGGAACATCTCGCCATCGAACTGGTCGAGCAGCGCCCGGACCTCCCCGAAGACCCGGCCGGCGACCTGACCCTTCGCGGCGTCCTCGGCGTCGGGTATCTCGGCCTCGATGGCGACCGCCGAGAGCGACAAGTTGGCGACGGCCTGAGCGATCAGGCTGGTGAACTGCTCGGTCACCGGGAGGCAGGTCGGCTCGCTCATCACTCGCCGCCCTGGACCGACGTGAGCTGGGCCCGGTTACGCAACGCCTCGCTGTGGGCGGTGATCCGGGCGTAGATCTCGGGCAACGCGATCATCAGCAGTTCGCGGACGTGGTCCTCGACCGCGCCACGGTGCATCAGTTCGTCCAAGAGGCCGTCGACGTGGTCACGCTTGTCCGCCTCGTCCATCGCGGCGAAATGCTCGGCGCGGGTCACGCAGCCAGCCCACTGGTACTCGGCCGAGATGATCGCGTCGGCCAGGTCGGGCGCCGGTGCTGGGTACATCTCGCTGACCTCGCGCTGGAGTTCCCGAACGTACTGCTCGGCCATGCGGATGTCGTCGAGGTCGCGTGGCGGCTTCCCGATCTCGATCAAGGCGAGTCGGGTGATCTGGTAGCTGGACAGGCCGCCGTCCCACGGCTCGTTGATCGACCGCTGGCCGCTGTTGTGCTTGCGGGTCAGCTCGTCGTAGGCCCGCAACAGTGGGAACTTCCGGTAGTAATGGTCGCGAACCATCTCGAAAGTCCGCTCCACGAACGGCACATCGGACAGGGTGTCGTCGGTGGTGGCGGGGCTGGTGCTCATGGGTTGCCTCCGGTGTCGAGGGAAGACTTGCGTGGACATAGGCGTGCCGCTTGGTGCCGTCGCCGGGCACGCGGACCTGGTGCACGTACAGGTCATTTCGGCGGCGGTAGGTGTTCGCGGGAAGCGGGGTGGTGCCGTCCTCGGCCAGGCAGACCGGGAATCGCTGGCGGTGGGTGACGGTTCCGTCGAGCGGGCCGCCGATGAAGGTGACGTGGTTCACCGGTCCATCGCTTCCCGGTGCAGTTCGATGCCGGCCCGGTCGGCGAGCCGCTCGACGGCCTCGGCGAAACCGAGTTGTTCGATCTTCATCACGAACGCGATGACGTCGCCGCCCTCACCGCAGCCGGAGCAGTGGAAGGTGCCATGGCTGGGGCGGACGTTGAACGATGGGGTCTTCTCGTCGTGGAACGGACAGAGGCCCTTCAGCGCGCTGTCATCGGCACGGCGCAGCGACACGTAGTCGCCGATGACCTCGTCCACCCGGACCCGCTCGCGAACGACCGCGATGTCCGCTTCCTGGATAAGACCTGTCACGTCCTTCACCAGTCCACCGCCATACCGGTCTTCGGGTCGTGGTGTCCTTGTGCCGGCCGGACACGGACGAACGCGGTCTTGGTTGCGCTGGCCATGTCGCTCACCGACGTGAGGGTGCCGGACTCTTCGTCCAGCACGGCTGCGACGACCTGGGTGTCGACACACTCGCGGGAGCTGCCTCGGTCGGGGTAGGAGGGGTACTCGTGGATTACCTCCTGGACCAGCCATGCCAGGACCGGCATCTCAAACTCACGGTCTCCCTCGTCGCCTTCTCCTTGCGTGTAGACGGCGACGAATCCGGGTGGCGCGGCCATGATCTGAAGGGTGTTGCGTTCGATCTTGTAGCCGGGGTCGTAGTTCATGCGAGATATCTCCTGATCAGGTGGGGTGAAGGCCGGGCTGGGGAGAATTGGGGAGTGTTTGGCTGAAACTCTCTTCACGTGTGTATGTGGGGAGGTTTTAGAAAAACACTCCCCAATTCTCCCCATTCAGCCCCCGAACATGCTCTGACCTGTAGTTTCTTCCTCGGCTCGAAGGCCGAGTCCGATGTAGACGGCGTTGCCGCCGGACTTCCCGCGCTCGAAGCCGCGGACGGTCATCAGCCGACCGAAGGCCACCTTCGCCATCGCCGGCACGCCGTTGTGCATGGACCAGGCTTGCCATGCCCGGTACAGATCGATGCACAGGACGCGGGCGAACTGACCTTTGACGCATTCCTCGGTCAGGAATTCGCCCAGCGAGTCGCCTTCGTTGCGGTACTCCTCGGTGCGCTCGATGACCGCGTCCGGGGCGGCCAAGCCCTGCTCCTGGTAGTCCAGCCAGCCTTGGAACACCCAGGCGAGTACGGCGTCCAATTCCTCCCGGATCTTGTCCGGGAGCTTCGTATCGATCCGCTTGACGACCACGTCAAACGGGACCACGCGTAGGCGTGCCCACAACGCCGAGTCGCCCGCGTCGGTTGAGGGTCGATGGTTGGTGATCAGCACGATGCTGTGGCTGGGCGTGAACTCGAAGCTGTTCTCGTGCATCCGGTTCGCGCTGATCCGGTCGCCGCCAGTCAGCCGCTTGACGACGGCCGCGTCGAGCTTGCCACCTTCGTTGGTCTCCGACGTGACCACCAACCGCATCCCGAACAGGTCCGCGTAGAAGGTGCCGTGCAGGGTGTTCTTGTTCTGCATGATGATCTTCGGGTCCACGACCCTGCCGTAGTCTCCGAAGGCCCGCAGCACGGCCTCATAGGCGACGCCCTTCCCGTTCCGGCCCGCCCCGCACATGATCGGTAGGACGTGCTCCTCCACCGACCCGAGCATCGCCTGCCCGAATACCCGTTGCAGGAACCCGCGGACCTCCTCGTCCGGCAGCACCTCTTCCAGAAACGTGTCCCAACGATCCGACCGGGCAGCCGGGTCGAGGTCGGCGCCGGCGACCTTCGTGATCAGGTCTGCCGGGTCGTGCGGTCGCAGCGTCCCGTTCCGCAAGTCCAGGGTGCCGTTGCGGGCGTTGAACAGATGCGGGTCGGCATTTGTCTGGGTCAGGCTGGTGGCCAACGGCGGCAGTGACTTAGCGATCTCCAGCACGCCGGTCATACCGGCGCTCGACTCGCACTTCTTGACGTCGGCCATCAGCTCCTTGCGGTCCGGCCCGGTGTCCATCCGGCCGATCTCTGCCCAGATCTCGGCCGTCAGCTCCTTCACTCGCAACTTACTGAGGCCCTTGTCGTCAGCGATCCAGTGCGTGCCACACCAAATGTGCCAGCCGATCCGATGCACGTAGATCAGCTCACCGGTGAACCTGCGGGCGAACCGCTCGGCGATCCGGAGCTGTCCGGTGTGGACTTCGTCGTAATCCACGGCTTCCGGCGCGGGTGCTGGCGCGCCGGCACGTCGAGGACCGGCGAGGTGGTGCACCGTCGCCGACCCGGACATGTCAGGAGCTGTCGTCACGAAGCCTGCCTCATCTCGCTCACGTCACGGGCACGATGTTGCGGGCACGACACCGCCGTCACCGTCGGGTCGTACACAGTGGCCGTCCAGCGACAGCCAGCCCAGGGGCACGACCGGACCCAGGCCGGTGTGGCCCGCAGCTTCGCCAACTGCGCGTGCGTTGGACCGATCCCCGACCAGCGCATCGCGCCGGCCAGATCGTGGCTGATCTCGATCGCGACTCGGGCGCGTTCCCTGGCCTCAGTTTCCTGCCGCCACAGCACGTTCTCTGGCCGCCAGTAGTACCGCCAGCGGAAGCCGTCGATCACGACCTCCTCGACCTCGTCGGACGGCATGGCAGCGATCTCCGACCGGATGTCGAGGAGGTCGTAGCCTGTCTCGACGACCAACCGCCGGTCGACCTCGATCGCCTCGTCCAGCAGCTTGCGGGTGTAGGCCGAGACTGGAGGTGGTCCGGCCCGGTGGGTCACGCAGCACCCGGCCGGTTGTCGAGCCCGCTTGCCACCCAGCCTTCGGCCAGTCGGATCTCCCCGGGCAACTTCTCGCGCAGGAAGTCCAGGGCGCGGCGGTCGTCGCCGGTCAGTTCCACGTCGGAGCAGCCGACGATGGCGTCCGCGATCTTTCGCACCAAGCCGACCAGGTCGTAGCTCTTGTGGGCGCCGACATCGACCCGAGCCAACCCGCGCTCGCGGTCGACGACCAGACTCACGCCATCGATGGTCTTGCTGAACACTGCCCGAACCGTGACGCTGGGCACACCCGGATCGGGTGTCGTACCCTCCTGGTTGGATGCCCGGTTCTCTGCTGGCTGTCCGCTGGGGTCGGTCCGGGCGCCGCCAAGTGGCCGGCCGACCCCTCCTTTGCGCTTCATGCCGCACCGTCGGCGGACTTCTCGGCCGCCTGCGCGGCGAGTTCGGCATCAAACCGCTCGACCTCGGCACGCGCGTAAAGCACGCGGCGTCCGACCTTGGTGCCACGGGGGCCGTAGTTGATCATTCGCCAGTACCGCACCGTCGACTCAGGCGTGCGGTACTTGAGCGACAGGTCACGAGTGGTGAAGTAGTCATCAGTGGTCCCCACCTGGACATATCCGGCCTGACCCATACCTACCTTCTATTCGAGTAGGCTCTGCTGACAAGGCAGAAGCTCGGTTGGTGGGCGCAACCATAACCGCTCGCCTACTTCTAGTCCAGTAGGCATGCCTTCTTGACCTGAAGGGTCCGGGCGAGTACACCTACGAGACGTGGACCAACGCCAACCAACGTCACCCGTTGAGCAGGTAGAGCGGCTATTCGCCAAACGGCTGCGCGAGTTGCGGTCCGAACTGGGACTGTCGCAGGCTGCTCTCGCCGAGAAGCTGACCGCAGCGGGAGTGAAGATCGACGACCTCGCCATCTTGCGAATCGAAAAATGGGATGATCAAAACTCGCCCAACGCTCGACGGGTTCGCCTTGGCGAAGCCGTTGCTATTGCCAAGGCACTTGAATCTGACCTCCACGACATGCTGCGGCCAGATATTCCACTAAACGTACAGCTCCGCCATGCTCGCGACACGTTAATGCGCAGTGAAAGTGCTGCGCACGAAGCGCACGAAAGACTCTCTCATGCTCACATGCGGGTTGACAAACTCGAAGAAGCAGTGAGACGGGAGGAAGAACAAGCGCGACTTCGGTCTGAGCTAGACGAGGCCGAGGCGTGCACAGCGCGCGCACACGCTGAACTTGACCACCTCTCCTCCCAGTTGACAAAAAGCCATCAGCGCGTGGCAGCCGTGGCAGCAACGGAAGGCGAAGGTGGTGAGAACTACAAGAACGCACAGGAACGGGCAGTACGATACGTGCAACTGTACGAGGCCGCGCGCGCGCAAGCAGAAGAGGGGGATCATCAAGTCCAAATGATAAAACGACGCCTCGCGGAGATCGGAATACCTTAGTGGGCTACACAAAAGACCTTTGGACGCGCCCCGAGAACCAGTCAGACGGCAAGGTCAAGCGCGTACCGAATAACCGACATGGTAAGGGCAAACGCTGGTTGGCCTGCTGGCTCGACCCGGACGGCCAGGAGCGCACGAAGGCGTTCGCTACCAAGGCGCCGGCGGACAAGTACTGGGCGAAGATGGAGACCGACCGGGACCGCGGCGAGTACTACGACCCGAAGGCCGGACAAGCGCGGTTCGACGGCATCGCTGCGCGCTGGCTGTCGTCCCGGCAGGTCGATCCATCCACCCTGATCAGATATCAGTCTGTATATCGGCTGCACGTGGAACCGACGTTCGGACGCCGTCCGGTGAAGGCGGTCAAACCTTCGGAGGTGCAGTCCTGGCAGGCTCAACTCGGCGACAAACACGGGCCGTCGACCGTGTCGACCGCGCGCCTGGTGTTGGTCGGCGTGCTCGATCTGGCTGTTGCCGACGACTTGATCAAGAAGAACCCAGGTCTGTCGCCAGTCGTACAGCGCATCCAGGCGGCCGGTGGGGAACGCATCCAGGCCTGGAGCGACGTCGAGGTACTGCCGTTGATCGACGCGCACCCGGACTCGTTACGGCTTCTCCCCCAAGTCGGTGCGACCACAGGGTTACGGCAGGGCGAGCTGTTCGCTTTGAGTCTGGAGGACATCGACTTCGGCGAGAAGGTCGTCCACGTCCGAAGGCAGCTCAAGAAGCTGGGCCCGCGCTACGTCTTCGCCCTGCCGAAGAACGATCGCGAGCGAGATGTACCGCTGCCGGAATGGACGGCTCAGAGCATCCGGGTGCACATCGCCAAGTACAAGCCCCGGCCGTGCTCCCTGCCGTGGGAGAAGACCGACGGGAAGCCGCGGACGCACAACCTGCTGTTCCGCTGGACCGACGGCGAACACCTGACCTCGCGGGCGTTCAGCGAGTCGTGCTGGAAACCGGCCCTGGCCAAGGCCGGCATCATCCCGAAGCCAACGAAGGACGCGCGCAAGCGCTTGCACTACGTCACTACCCGCCGCGAAGGACTTCACCAGTTGCGCCATCACTACGCCAGCGTCCTGCTGGCCGCCGGCGTGTCCATCAAGGAGCTGGCTGAGTACCTGGGGCACCACGACCCAGCGTTCACCTTGCGGATGTACGTCCACATGATGCCGGACTCGCACGACCGTGCCCGCCAGGTGCTTGACGAGCGCCTGTTCCGCCCGCGCGCCGTGGCTGACGGAACATGA